AGCTTGGTGAAAAGTCCTAGCGGATGTCTAGGCAAGCGATTCGGAATGTAGAACAGCACTCTCATTCCATTCGTTACGTGCACCGATCACAAAAGCAGAAGCAGGGAATCCCCCATGCGAAGAAGCTTATTGACCGGTTTTCCTTAGAAGCATTGAGTTCCGTCGCGGAAGCCCGCCCAATGGTGACTGAAGTTCTACGGGAATGGCATCGGCCCATCAATAACCATGAAGTTCTTGAGCAGCACGTCTACTCATACGGCTCGGAGTTACCTCCCCGCTCGTTTGCAGGAGACTATTTGGCTATCATGAAACAGGCAATTGATGAGATCAGACCCGATGAACCCATCATACCACTGACTCTTGGAGCAGTGTTTGACCATCCCGATTTTCAAAAGACCACTTCACCCGGCTTCCCCCTCCGACATGACTATCGCACAAAGAGTGAGGCTCTTGCGAATCCCGCAGTTAGAAACCTTATTCATAAGCGATGGGACATGATTGGTCGTGGAGCACCAATTCAGCTATCACCTTGTGAAGCATTTCACCGTACTGTCGCATCAGAAAATACGAAGCATAAGATTCGTTTGACCTGGGGTTATCCCCTAGAGGTCACAGCCGAGGAGGCGCGATTCTTTCTCCCGTTGTTCGACAGAATGAAGAAGGAAGCTGATTCAAAGGATTTTTATTACGGAATTGGACTCGAGACCGCTAAGGGTGGCCACGAGCACCTTCGCCGCGCGGCATCCCCGCCTGGTGGTGTTCACATCTTTAACAGCGATATTTCGCAGTTCGATCAGCACGTCACGGATTGGATTATTAGAGACACATTTTCAGGACTTTCGTCCTTTTTCGATTTTACCCGAGTTCGCGATTCAGAAGGTCGTGTCTGGAACGTAAACCCAAGGCAGACCCAGAGGAGGTGGAACGCACTCGTTTCATACTTTGTTAAGACTAAGATCCGTTTACCAAACGGTGGCACAGTCCAGAAATTTCAAGGAGTACCGTCTGGCAGTATGTTCACTAATTTAGTGGATACTATTGTCAACTGCGTGCAGATGAGAACAACTTGTCGACGCCACGGACTCATTATCTGGAAGGACTACTATTATGGTGACGATTCAACCATCTTTTTCTTACCCCCCTGTTTACTTAATATCCCATCATTCGCAGAATCTTTGCGCACTGATTTCGGAGCGATATTATCGGTAATCAAATCTGAATATACGGTCGACATTAATGGAATACATTGGTTAGGATACTACGCAAGAGAGAACCAGCCCACACGGGATCTGCGTTTTCTCGTAGCCTCGTCAATCTTCCCAGAACGTGAAGTGGAATCCCCACTTGACGCCTGTGCAAGGTTACTTGGACAAGCCTATTCCACATTCCACCCTACGGAGAGCATCCCTTTCCTACTCGCGATCGAGTTTCTCAAGGACCGTCATGACGTGACGAATCTACAGATTGAAACCGAAATACAAAGCAGAGGGTTGAAGCGTTTCAAATACCTTACAACTCTGGGCTATTTACCCCAAGAGATCACCGTCCCGCCGATTAGGCGAGATCTCTTTCATCCGTCAGGCTTAAGATGTGACTCGGTATCCCCGAAGTTACCATCTAGACGTCTGCGGAACGTCCGACCCTTGGATCACCTCCCTCAGTTTTCTTACGTTCCTGAGGTCTGGTATCACAACTGGTTGCGCACTTCATTATCTTATGATACCTCAGTGTTATACACATCCGTGGAATCCCCATGGTAAAGACGCAGCACCCGATATCCAGTAAAACAAAAGAACAAATTACAACAGTTCAAAG